CCAAGCGAGTGGCACTTACGTTAGTAAGTTCGATGGTTCAACTATGTACACCTCAGAAGTTGAATTGGAAGACGGAACTGTTGGCGAAGTGTCAGCGAAGTCCGCTGACCGTTGGAACTTAGGCGACGAAGTTGCGTACACAGTAACCGAGGGAAAGTTCGGAAAGAAGCTAAAGCTAAACCGCCCGGACTATGGAAGCAACCCAACAAGCACCGGCACTTCGGTTTCGCGCTTTCAAGATCGTCAAGACATAATTCTAAACGAGTGGGCTATCGGTCGTGCTATGGAGTGGGAAATGAACCAAGCATCACCCGATAAAGTAAGCCTAAGAAATGCGGTAAACCTTGCAAAGCAACTCAAGAAGTATGCGCTTGATTTAGAAGCCGCTAATGTTGAAGTGCCTGAAATGGAAATAACAAACCCGTTCTAATGAAAAAACAACGCTCAGACTTCAAAGAGTTCATAGGCAAACATTACGGAACACAAACCCGAATGGCGCGAGAACTGGGAATAACAACCGCAACTATTAACGGTTGGATTAAACGAAACCCGCGTGGCATATTAAAGTATGCACCGGAAATTGTTAAAGACAAAAACGTAACCGCATCACAAATTGTTTGGGAGGTTATGCACCACGAGCGTATTTTGTCGGAATGATTGACTACTTTACATTCTCACGAATAGACGCTGAACAATACGGAGTGGATGGAGCAGTATTGCTTCACCACATCCGCTATTGGGTAGCTAAAAACGAAGCTAACGACCGAAACTATTGTGACGGTAAATACTGGACGTACAACACGCAGTCGGCTTTGTCGCAGTTATTCCCTTTCTGGTCGGCTCGTAAGGTCGGACGCTTGCTTTCTAAACTTGAAGAACAAGGCGTAATAGAATCCGGCAACTACAACGACAAGAAGTACGATCGAACTAAGTGGTTTACTTTGTCAAATGCAAATGACAATAGTGGTAGCATCCATTTGTCAAAATTGACTAATGCAAGTACCGAAACTGTCGCACCTATACCAGATAACTACCAAAGTACTAATCATACTACTACCATTATATATCCGTTCGACTCGGAAAAGTTCAAAAATATTTGGAATATTTGGAAGGACTATAAGCGTCAGCAGTTTAATTTTAAGTACAAGAACCAATACTCAGAACAAGCCGAACTAAAGAAGCTTGCTAACCTCGCACAAAATGAAGAACACACAGCAATCCAACATATCGAAGAAGCTATCGCCGGAACTTGGAAGGGATTCCACCCAATTAAAAATAAGACAGCAACAGGTAACGGCTTCGACACTGAAAAGTATCGCGCTTATATCGAGTCGCTCTAAGATCACACCAGCGGATGCGTGGCATAACGGAACAAATGTTCGGGCCGCATTCAAGTATTGCCCGCGACAAACACACGCCGCACTGACTGCGTTGCTCAAGTCAACCCTTGATTATCTAAATTACAACAAAACGATTAGAGAAACTGAGCATGTTATTGAAGCTGTCGACCATTTGATAGAGGAATTTCCAGCTATGAAAATAGAAGAATGGCGGTGCATCATGACCAATTTTAAGGCCGGTAAATATGGCAACAAGTACGAACGCTTAATGCTTCCGGAACTTGTCGAGGCTTTTCAGATATACGAAGGCGAAAGAGCAGAGCGAAGGGAAGCACAATGGAAGCACCTAAAAAACAAACCTGAAGGCGAGCCTTTAACACCAGAACAAAAGGACATAATGAAAAGACTCCTCGCTGACTTAGATTTACCTGAACCTGACTACGACGACAAAGGGAGGTGGAAGTTTATCGAACACCCAAACTCAGAGGGATAGTTATGCACACCATTTGCAAACGTAGAAGCCTTTCGTATATATTATGGCATGGAAGGTCTTGTAATTGCGATGGTTGTACTTGCGTTTGTTGACGTAGGTGTTGAGTATTATATAAGCGCGGGCCTTAGAGTTAACGAAATGGTTATCGCCTTGCTTGGTATTTTATTCTTATGCCTGTAAAGCGATCTACACTTGTTAAAAAGCTGGACAAAGTATTCAGTCAATACGTCCGAATGAAGGACGCAGACCACGCCGGCTACGTTTCTTGCTTCACTTGCGGAATGACTAAGCACTGGAAGGAGGTGGACGCAGGACACTTTCAGTCTCGTGGAAAGTACGCAACGCGGTGGCACGAGGATAATGTACGCCCCCAGTGTAAACGTTGTAATGGTTTTCGCGGGGGTGAGCAGTACCTTTTCGCGCTCAACCTTGGAACGGATTTAGCGGACGAACTTGTCGTTCTAAGCAATCAACCGGCGCGACTTACTAACGATTGGTTGTTGGAAAAGATTAAACACTACCAAGAAGAAGTGAAGAAACTTTTGTAAAATTTGGCTGTGGTTCAAAAGTACATACGCGAAAACTATGCGGCTATTATTGATATAGCCAAAGTCATAACGAAAGGACACCACCCGGACTATGAAGACTTAGCTCACGAGGTTATTCTTATGGTGCTTACAGCTAACCGGGAAAAGATGGCCAATATCGTAGAAAAGAATCAGATGCGGTTTTGGATAATACGGCTCTGCATAAACAACTACCGAAGTACCACAAGTCGCTACCACTACAAATACAGAAAACCAAAGGAACGCCATAGGCAAGCGGCGGAACATTTGCGCCACGTTCACAGCTTAGACGAAATAGAGCAGAAGAAATGGAACGAGGTGCTACTTAATTTTATAGAAGACAAACTACAAGACGTTGAGTGGTTCGAAAAGAACTGCTTCGCTATTTACTACGGGGACAAGCATTCGCTAAACTCATTAGCAGAAGAAACCGGAATAAGTCGAAATACACTATACAGAGCAATACGCGACGTCAGAACATATATACAGAATGAAAAAGAAAAGCAAGGGCTTAGGAGATACCATACAAAAAGTAAGTGAGGCAACAGGAGTAGAAAAGGTCGTCAAGAAATTCTTTGGCGAAGATTGCGGGTGCGACAAAAGACGCGAACGCCTAAACAAAATGTTCCCCTATCGCGACATCAAACAAATGACGCCAGAACAGATGACATTTTTTAAGGACGTATTACAGCCGGCTTATAGATCAGGCAAAAACTTAGGCAAGAACAACGCTACCGAGTTTTATCAATTGTATCAAGAAGTATTTAATAAAAAGATGAAGCGCACAAACTGTTCGTCGTGCAATAAAAATATGTACCTTGAACTATTAAAGGTTTACGAATCAAGCTGTGAAAACGAATAACATATACCTAAACGTGGGATACCTAAACGACATAGACGGCAACGCTAACAAAGCCATGACACAAAAGAAGGCTATGCAAATAACCAAGAAAAGAGTTAAGGCGATGGGTTATTGTTGGAAAGAACTGGCGAGCGCGAAGCGTCACAGACATCTAACCGATATGCGCAAAATAGTATGCACCTACCTATACGACAACCTTTGGACGTTCCCACAAATAGGCAAGGCACTGAAAATGGATCACAGTTCGGCTATATACCACCGCCGCACGTTTAACGAACTACTACAAACCGACGACCAAATGCAGACACTTTGGTTTCAATTTAAGAACAATGGCACACCGTCAAGCAAATAAGAACATAAACACAAGCGACGACTTCTTGTTAATCTCAAGACACAAGAACCTTATAAAGATACAGTCGCACAATAACGACTCGCCCAACATTATATTAGACTTAGCCGTAGCAAACAAACCATTCTTGGAATTGCTAAGGTCTGTAATAAACTCAGTAGATGAACATCAAGAAAAGCAAAAGACCGATAGGCCAACTCCAGACGGATCCTCACAACCCGCGAAGTCTGAACAAGGAGAAGTACAAGAAGCTAAAGTCATCGATTGAGGCATTCCCCGAAATGCTATCTGTCCGCCCTTTAGTGGTAGCGGACGGTTATGTGGTGGGTGGTAATATGCGACTCCTTGCACTCAAAGAATTAGGCTATCGAGAGGTTGAAGTTATAGACGTTAGCGATTGGACAAAAGCCCAGCGCGACGAGTTTATGATTAAAGACAACCTAAGCTACGGCGACTGGGACTGGGACTTGCTTGCTAATGAGTGGGACGCGATGGATCTTGAAGCATGGGGACTTGACGTTTGGACTGACGACGTAGACATTGCTCCGGGCCTGACAGATAAAGACGAACTACCGGACAAAGCGGGAATCGAACTCAAGACACAACCCGGAGATATTTGGCAACTTGGCAACCACCGCATAATGTGTGGCGATTGCACTAAGCCGGAAAACTTAGCGAAGTTATTCGACGGCGAAAAGGCCGACCTCATTCACGCCGACCCACCTTACGGAATGGGAAAGCAAAAGGACGGGGTGCAGAACGACAACCTATACCGAGAAAAGTTAGACGCTTTCCAAATGGATTGGTGGAAGGCTTGCCGCGCCTTTACAATAGACAAAGGAAGTGCCTACATTTGGGGCAACGCACCCGACTTGTGGAGGCTATGGTATAAAGGCGGACTCCAAGACTTTGAGCAATACGAACTACGCAACGAAATAGTATGGGACAAAAAAGCAATACCCGGTATGAAGTCGGATCTTTTGACGCAGTACCCAGAAGCAAGCGAACGATGTCTATACTTTCAATTTGGCGAACAGTTCATAGGCAACATAAATAGTTCCGACTTTCCGGAAGAATGGAGATCGCTATTAACCTACCAACAAGAAGAAGCAACAAAAGCCGGTCTAACTAAGGAAAAGCTAAAAGAAATAACAGGAACGCAAATGTGGTCGCATTGGTTTAGTGAGTCGCAGTTTTCAATAATAAGCAAAAAGAACTACGAAAAGTTAGCTCAAGCATATCCAGGAAGCTTTACAAGGCCACACAAAGAACTAAAAGAAGAATGGCAAAGGGTAGGAGTCGAATTGTTTAGAAAACGCAACGCAGAGCTTCGCTGTTATTTTGACAACGGACACGACGTAATGCGTGACGTATGGGAATGCAATAGAGTAACCGGCGAAGAACGACACGACCACGCAACACCAAAGCCGGTTGAATTGATGGAACGTTGTATAAAGTCAAGCTGTCCTGTAGGGGGCATAGTCCTTGAACCGTTCCTTGGTTCGGGTTCTACTCTTATGGGAGCAGAAACCACAGGGCGTTCTTGCTATGGTTTAGAACTAAGTCCGGAATATATAGACACAGTAGTCAATCGTTGGGAAAAGTACACCGGAAGACAAGCCTTTAAGATATGAGCAAGTTTACACACCCCGACACAACAAAAGCACAAATGGCACACAATAAAAAGGAATTTTTAGAAGCTTTGGAGCGATCGCTTGGGGTAGTATCTACTGCGGCAAAAGCTTGCAACATATCGAGACGCACACACTACCGTTGGTTAGAAGAAGACGAAGAATACAAAGATGCGGTCAAGGACATACAAGAAAGCGCGATAGACTTTGCGGAAAGTTCACTACACCAGCAAATCAAAAACAAGATACCGAGTAGCACTATCTTCTACCTAAAGACCAAGGGCAAGCACCGAGGGTATGTAGAAAAGCAAGAAATAGAAGTAAACGAACCGAAGCCGTTCAAATGGTTCGATGACGAATAGACAGCCGTCGACATATTACCACGTTAAAAAGTCCAAGGCTAAGATACAAGTACACCAAGGCGGCACAAGGTCGGGCAAGACGTACTCAATTTGTCAGAGCCTGATCGAACTATGCTACAAGAACAGAAGTGCCGGCACGGTTATCACAATAGTCCGCAAGACATTCCCCGCACTTAGGTCGTCAGTAATGCGTGACTTCTTCGACATACTCACACAAGGTGGACACTACAAAGAAGAACACCACAACAAGAGCCAAGCGACATACACACTATTTGGCAACCTTATCGAGTTTATAAGCGCGGACCAACCGCAAAAGCTAAGAGGCCGAAAGCGTCATATTCTATACATTAACGAAGCCAACGAATTAAGCCTTGAAGATTGGCGACAGCTTATCCTTAGAACAACAGATAAAACCCTGCTCGACTTTAACCCGTCCGACCAATTTCACTGGATATACGACCACGTATTAGAACGCGACGACGTGGACTTCTTCAAGACTACATACAAGGACAACCCTTTCCTTGAGCAGTCCGTTATTGACGAGATAGAGAGGTTTAGAGAGACGGACGCGAACTACTGGCGTATCTATGGCCTCGGCGAGCGCGGAGTTAATACAGCGGCCGTATTCCCACAATGGGAAGTAGCGGAAGCAATACCGGAACGCGCAAAGCTTGTTGCGTATGGAATGGACTGGGGCTTTACGAATGATCCTACCGCGCTTGTGTCTGTTTGGTTGGAGGACTATTCTTTGTATATTCAAGAACACCTATACAAGACCGGCATGACTAACCACGATATAAGCAAAGAACTAACCGCCCTAAGCTTAGACCGTACACCGATAATTTGCGATAGTGCCGAGCCTAAGTCAATCGAAGAACTACACCGCTTCGGGCATAACGTGAAGCCGTCAAAGAAAGGACCGGACTCTATTCGCTTGGGTATTGATATAATGAAACGCCACAAGCTATATATACTTGCAGACTCACTAAACGCCCAGAAAGAATTTAGAAACTACCAATGGGAGGTAGACCGCAACGGAACACAGCTATCAAAACCCAAAGACCAAAACAACCACATCGTCGACGCCGTTAGGTACGTTTGCATAAACCGCATAGGCGCACCGTACTCAGGCAAATACTACATATCATAATGGAAATAATAGTACCGGACTCTATGGCCGACATAACGGTCAAACAATACAAAGCTATCGCAGACCTAAAGGTCACGGAAGGAAGCACCGAATGGTTGGCGGAAGCTGTTGCTGTCTTTTGCAATCTTACGCCCGACGTAGTTGCCAAGCTTACGGTTGCAGAACTGGAAAGCATAAGCGAAATAGTGCAACGCATAAACGACCCGGAACAGAACAACCAAGAACTCCAAACCAAAATAGAGCATAAAGGCAAGAGGTATGGATTTCACCCTAACCTATCTAAGTTAACCGTTGGTGAGTTTGCAGACTTAGAAACGTATTGTGCCGGAGGCTTCTTTGAAAACATAAACGAAATAATGGGCATACTTTACCGACCTATAAAAACGGAAGGGGGCAGCTTTTACACAATCGAAGAATATACCGGCGACGTATTTCCGAACCACTGGGACGACTTAAAAATGGACGTCGTACTTGGAGCGACCAATTTTTTTTTGTCTACAGGCGTGACCTTAACAACCGCTTTAGCCAACTCTTTAGCGGAGGGGGAGACGGGAACATAATGTCCGACAAATGGGGTTGGTATGTTATCATTCACACTTTAGCCGGCGGCGATCCGTTAAAAATTAAACACGCTACCGAAATTGAAATAGAATCGGCCTTCACATATTTAGCTTATGAACAAGACAAGAACCGACAAGGTAAGTCACCAGACGCACAACAATACAGATGAAATCCTACATACAAATAACTGACCTACTACAAACAATAACGAACGACCACCTTATGCTTCAGCATTTTGCGGCCGGGCCTTTGGACCAAGTAGATATTGACAAGCTTGGACAAACGAACTACCCGTTCTTGTATTGTGAGATATTAGGAGCAAACATAGACAACGGCGTAATGAGTTACGACCTTGAATTATTGGTGGCCGATATGATCCAAACAGACCTAACAGACCGCAACCAAGTCTACTCCGATACGCTTCAAATGTTGCACGACGTTTTGAATCAATTTATTCAGTCACTGGCAACGACTAACACAACAGTAGATGACGACTACAAAGTCGAACTGCCTGTAACTTGCACGCCGTTCACTGTTCGGTTTGATAACGAACTGACAGGGTGGAGTGGATCACTAACCATAGAGGTATCGAATAAGAACGACCTGTGTATAGCCCCCTTTAGTTAATGGCTAAACTACAATTCACAGTAGGAGGTGTTGACTACCCCGCAACAAATACAAAGAAGGCCCTCGAGTTTATCGGAAAGCGTTGGCGTAAGAACGCACGCATAAGCTTAAAGATGCAAGGCAAGATAAATACCGGTGCGCTTTACAATTCAATGAAGGTGTTTGTCGGGGCTAACCAACACGCTATGTATATGAACATGACGCCAAGCGTTGACTACTGGGAGTTTGTAGATAAGGGTGTACAAGGGGCAAGCTATAACAAGTTTGGAGCAGAGCAATCACGCTCGCCGTTTAAGTTTGGAAGCGGAAGGGGTAAGCCCGGTCTACGAAGCGCAATAGACCGCTGGACGACACAAAAGAATATATCCGGCACAAGGGACGAGAAA